TGCTGGCCGCACTCTTCGCCTCCCTTGCAACTTGCCTCCACGGCGTCTGCGGCAACGCGATTTCTCGCATCGCTGCAGGTCATGAAAACTTCGCTGTCGGCCTCGGTCTCGTCTTCAACCCGGTCGTTCTCTCTTCTGTTACCTGCTACATGACGATTTGGCTGGCATGCCAGCTGTACATCGCCAAGGTGAAGGTCATGAAATTTATGGCGAAATAATGGCTGTCTACGCGATCACCGGCAAGCTCGGATCAGGCAAGGGAAAGGCAGGTATTCAGCGCTTGCGCGAGTACCTTCGTGCAGGCAAGCGGGTAGCGACCAACTGCGACGTCTTCCTTGAACACATGGCTGACGAACGAACGAAGTCCACTGCTATTCGCATACCTGACAAGCCAACCTCGACCGACCTCTACATGCTTGGCAGCGGCAATAGGTACGTAGAGTTCGAGACCAACATTCAGCACATGCCTGACGGGTCTCTCAAGGGCTTTGCACCGAAGGAGTCTCCCCGGATGCTCCCCGGTTTTGATGAGTCCCATAACGGCTGCCTGGTGCTCGATGAGTGCGGCTCTTGGCTGAACACTCGCGACTTCCAGAACAAGAACCGCGCCGACCTTCTCGAGTGGGCTATTCACGCTCGTAAGTACGGTTGGGACATTTTCTTCATCATGCAGAACATCAGCCAGATCGATAAGCAGATCCGGGAGTCGCTGTTCGAATACGTGGTGCGTCTGAACCGACTCGATCGCATGCGCGTCCCGCTGCTCTCGCCTCTCATCCAGTTGACCACTGCCGGCTCTCTCACTGGAGCAATGCCAAGGCTGCACATCGCTGTTGTCCGCCTGGGTGCATCTCCTGATGGTCTGGTTGCCGATCGCTGGGTCTTCCGAGGCGATGACCTGCATCAGGCCTACAACACCACTCAGGTCTTCAGCGAATCCTATCCGCACGGCGTACATAGCCTCCTTTCGCCCTGGCACCTGTCTGCCAAGGTTGGAATACCACCTAACTTCGTCGGGCCTGTTCGCCCCGGCACTGAGGATCACCAACTCATCAAACCGCGAGCTAAGCCACTTAAACCACCCCACAAGCACATGAGCAAATTCTTGATGATGGCCCTCCTTCTTGGCGGCGTACTCGGCTATGGAGCCAGCTCGTACTTCGGCTCACCAATTGGACCAGCACAGATCGCAGCTGTCGAAAAAAAGTATTCAGACACCCTCAAGCCGCAGGGCCTGATTATCAACGGTGGACTAGCCACTGTGATGCTGTCCGATGGCACCGCAGTCAAGCCTCTCACGTACGAAAACAAGCGCGGCATCTGGGAGGCTGAAATCTCTCCAGGCGTCTGGGTCAAAGGAATCCAATAATGAAAAAACTGCTCGTCTCTCTCTCACTGCTACCCGGCCTGGCCTTCGCTTCGCCAGTCTCTTTCGACTTCAAGGACGTGTCCCTGGTTACGTTCAGCCAAGCGACCTTTAAGGACATCATGAAGCGAGACTTCGTGATCTCCCCTGACGTCCTTTCAGCCGATCGTAAAATCAGCATCTCGCTCAAGTCGATCGACACTGCAGCAGTCCCTGCCTTTGTCGAAGACCTCCTTGGCAGGCAGGGCATCGAAGTTACCCAGTCTGGCGGCATCTACTTCCTTGCAAAGAAAGGTGCGCAGGACGTCCAGGCGCCCTCACAAGCCGCCCAGACTTCCGGCCCTTCCACGTCTTCGCCCCAGATCGTTCAAGCGCCTGTGCGGGCTCCTGACCCTGTTCCTGCGCCTCCACGTGAAGAAGATAGCGAGGTCTATGTCCCTCAGAACCGACCAGCTGATTTCATGATGGCGGTAGGGCGTACCCTTTTCAGCGATCGCTCCTTCTCCCAAGTCGGCAACACGATCGTTCTCACTGGCTCAAAAAAGCAGCTTTTGAAGATGCGCGCACTCGTAACTTCGCTCGACACCCTGCCTGCTTCTGTCGACGTTTCGGCTGCATGGATCGAAGTAACTCGCACTGAGGGCCAGTCTCGCGGTATCTCCTTGGCTGCAAACGTGCTTGGTGCAAAGCTCGGCATCAGCCTTGGCACTATTAGTGATTCAGCGATCGCACTCTCAGGCACGAAGTTCCAGCTCGCGATCGAGGCTCTGAACACTGACGGCCGATTCAAGCAGATTAGCAACAGCCGCGTCCTTGGCGACGACCGCGAACGCATGACCCTTATTGTCGGAGATGAGACCCCTACCGTCGCCCAGTCTGGAAGCGACAACTCGGGCAATTCCGTCCAGTCGATCACCTACCGCCCCAGTGGCGTGATTGTGGACGTCCTCCCGAAGGTCCTTGGCAGCGGCAAGATCAACCTCACCATTGACGGACAGATCAGCAATTTTAAGGCGACGACCACTGGCGTAACCAACAGCCCTACGCTCATCAAGCGACAGGTCAAAACCGCTGTAACGGTTGCAGATGGAGACGTGCTGCTTATTGGAGGCCTCAACGACACCCAGCAGAACGAACATGACTCTCGCTTTGCCTTCCTGCCCGGCATTGGAGCCAAGCAGCGGCAGGAGGTAAAAACTGACCTGGTGCTTCTTCTCTCAGCCCGCGTACCAACACCGCAATAAACAAAGGGACCTCACTGGTCCCTTTTTCAAATTTCCTCGGTTTCTCCAAAAGTGTTCCTAACCCGGAACCACTTTGCAAATATCTCACAAAAGAACAACATTTGCATGATTTATGCATTACATGTGCATTACATTGTGATATACTTGTTTTATGGATGCAGTACACACAAACACTCAGGAGACAAAAATGACTTTCACCGCAAACTTGGACAAAAAGACAAAAATCGCAACTGACGTTACAGCCCTCAGACCTGGCAAGGATCTCATCTGCGAATACTTCGAATGCGCCTACGACGGCACTACCTTCTTCTACATGACGGTTGCCCCTATTAAAGGCGTGAAGGCTATCCCAGCATTCAAGGCAGAACAGCATTTCGACTCGATTAGCCTTGAGAAGCTTCGTGCTACCGCCGATCGCCTCAAGCTCGACCTAACAGCCGCTCTAAACTGAGAAAACCATGACCACTTTCCTTGACTACGTGGGGCCTGACACCCCGCCGCAAGACTGCTACTCGGACGCCGACGTTCGCCTGCACTTCAACGTCAAGGACTACTTGCTCACCCACGTGTACAGCATCACTTTTGACAGCCTGTTCCTATCGGCGATCAACTATGACTTTGCTTTCGAGATCTCAACAGGACACGACTACCCGTTCCGACTGAAAGTTCGCTCCCCTGATGCGATGGCTGAAAAGGTCTACAAGCACGCTGAGGACGTATTTGAAGCCGCGATGGCTGCATACCGTATCTTCGTCGCAAAGCCTCGGCATGACGACGTGAAGCTCCCTGCGCCTCATATCCTGGTGGTCGATGAGAACGGGATGAGCATCAACTTGGAGGAGGTGCTTCGACAAGAGTTAACCGAAGAAACCTCGCGCGTCGCCAGCCAGGTTTTGACTTTTGAAGGTAAGCACATCCGCGCTCGGGTAATTCCTACGCTCGACGGGACGTACATTGCTACGGTAGTGCATCACGTAAATGGGTCGCTGATCATTGCGGATCAGCCTTTCTACGATGAGCTGCAAGCCAAAAGGTTTGTGGACTTCTACCTTTCACACCTTGACCATTCCGTGCTGCCTAACGGCCTGGAACATGTCCAGGAACGCGCACTGAAATCAATTTTGAACTGAGACCATCATGACACCTGAATACGATATCCCTAGCTTCCTGGGCCGCACCGAGCCAACGAGAGACCAGCATCACAAGCAGCTGGTCGCAGAAGCCCGCCAGGACGCAATCCGCTTGGTCCGCGACGGCATCCTGCATCCCGACTTTGTTCGCCGCGTGCAGGAGACGGAGCCTACGAATCATGTCCTGACCTTCTCCAACGTGGTCAATGGCGATGCCCTCCACACGAGCATCACGGTAAACCTCCCCACTGAGGATGGACCGGACCCTTTCACAGTCCGCGTGTACATGCACAGCCCGACGCTCTATGAAGAAGATGAAACGATCTCCGTGAGCACGGCCAAAGACCTGGAGACCGCTATCAAACGTGGCAAGTCCCTCATGTCCGTTTACAAAACCGTAGAGAAAAAGCAACCCACTGCAAAGGCCAAGACGTCGCTCCTGCAGGTGCGGATCGAAGAGGAATTGAAAGCAGAATTCGAGAAGGCATGCGCTGATGCTGACGAGTCTCAGGCTCGCGTGATCAGGCGGCTTATCAAGTATTACCTGGGGCAGGGACCTGACCCGAAGATGTCAAAGTGACAATTACAGTCGATTATAGTCCTCTATAGTCGATTATAGTTTTTTGTGAAACGTGGTTTAGAAGCAACGCATGCGGAGTCAAGAGGTTGGTGCGGCCCGCAGCCCGAAGGGCGAGGACTCGGCCTCTTGACGCCAGAGAATAAGAACAAGCTCCGGCAACGCCGGGGGAAGAAGGTTGTTAATTCTTCCCCCGGGGATGCCACCCGGCGAGGGGATCTTGGATTTTTGCCCCGAGGAACTGCCGGGCGTCTGGTAATATTGATGTGTTAACCGGCTTGCAGGTTCGGTTAACGAAAGGCCCAAGAAAAAAGGCCTCGATTGCAGTCGAGGCCCTTGGATCGTCTCTCTCTCACAAGAAACGGGTAGTACAAGTGATGAAATCTATTGTATCTCAAATTTTCCGGTGCGCGCAGCGCTTCGGCTCAAAATTGAAATTGAATTGTGCTAGCGCACAACTTCAACCGCACTCTCGGCACTTTCCAGAATGCAACAATATGGACGTGGCTTGCCAACTTGGCAACGACGCGCTCCTGATTTCGTCATTGGTTACCACCAGCCGCAGCGCGGCCTGGGAAGCGGGCGCAGCCCGCCTCGGTATACTAACGAAATATGTTGCCGCTCCTGGAATCGCCGGGGTGCGTGAGTGAGCGGCCCTTCCCCCAAGGTCTACGATCAGGACTCAGAAGACCTCCTGCGCTGGCTCCTGAAACAGCACGCCCGCAAGCTCCTGATGAAGGTCGAAGAGCGCGACAAGAAGCAGCGCGTGTACTACGACGAGCCTATGACCCTGACGGTCAAGGCTCCTTCTCCTGACCCCCGCAAGGCCGAGACCTTCACGGTCCCTGTCCTTGACCTGGTGGACGGCGAGCTGGTCCCGCGCATGAAGAAGCGCTTCAACTACGAGACTATCAGCCACACCGACGAGCATGGCGAGATCCACGACGCCAAGAAGAAAGCGGTCAAATTCCGCGTGGTGAACTGCTGCAGGAATCGTATTGCCAAGGGCGTAGACCCTGAGGTCTGGTACTCGAAGAAGTCTGAGCGAGCATCGTTGCATAAAGTGCAACAGTGCGGCTCTGTCTGGACCTGCCCGACTTGTTCCCGCAAGATCAACCTTAAGCGTCAGGATGCGATCGCTAAGGCCTATGAGCTGATTCTGGTGAAACCTGACGACAAGCTCGACCCAAACGCGCGTTCTGGGGATGCGATGCTCATCACCTTCACAGTCAAGCATGGCCGCAATGACGCCCTGGAGGCTACCCTGGACGGCCTTAAGGCCGCAGACCGCTACATGCAGCAGCAACGTGCTTTCCGACAGTGGATGTCTGTCCATGCAACTGGCTTCATTGGGACTATCACAGCCACCGAGATGAACTACGGGCAGTCCAACGGATGGCACCCACACCTCCATACGCTGTGGTTTTTTGATAGAAAGCTCTCTGAAATTGAAATTGAATTTTTCAGGGCAAGCCTCTTTGAGGCCTGGAGCAAGGCCTGTGTAGCCAATGGATTTGAGCCACCTCAGCCCTTTACCCCAGATCAGGCTATGGACCTCAACCGCGTAGCAGGCCGAGGCCTGGGTGTTGACGTCCGCCGTGCTCTTTCGGTTCAGGAGTATCTGACAAAGACCGGCATCATCAAGAAAGAAGAAAGCCGCATGTCTACTACTGAGGAGCGTCAGGGCCGCAAGTGGTCTGTTGAGCGCGAAATGGCCTCCTCCCATGCCAAGAAGGCTAAAAGGGCCGGACGTAGCCCCTTCCAGCTCCTCTCTGACTCTATGGACGGTGATCAGCATGCCGGCATCCTCTTCCAAGAGTACGCTTATGCCACCCTGGGCAAGCGTCAACTTCGTTTTTCTCCGAAGCTCTGCAAGTACCTGGAGAAGCTGGGCTACAAGGACCACCTCCAGTCCGACGAAGAACTAGCCGCTGAATTGTCCGAATCAGATTCAGATTTGCTGGGCCAACTGAGCGAGGTCGATTTCGACACCCTTTGCAACGCCGACAAAATGGGCGAGCAAAACCCGTTCGGACAGTTCCTCTTTATCTGCAAAAACGGAGGCTTCGATGCGGCGATCAGATGGATTACCGATATCAGGAAAAACCCACTGCGGAAGTCCGGAAAAAAACCTAGGCGAGACCCGGCAAAGAAATCCCCATAAGGGGATTTCGGGAGTAAATACACACGGCGGAGTATGGTATGCTGGTATAGATACTCCGCTGGCGGAGTATCTAGGGTTTGAGGGGGTATCCCCGAAAACCCACCCTCAGGGTCCGATGCGACGATAGGAGCGAGGGGGTGGTCTTAGTGAGCTTTTCCGACCAATGGGAGGAAATGCGATTGCACTAGTGAGGACCGAAATCGAACCCTGTGAGATGTAGCGACGATTGCAGTTTGGCGAGTTTTTTCGACCTCCGGGAGAAAAAGCGAGGAGTCAATTGCCGCGAAATGTGCCACGGATAGAGACAAAACTGCGGAGAAAACCGATGAATACTGAACTCTATGTTGTCATAAGCAAATCAAAATCTGGTCAATTTGCAGGAAAAATCTATCAAGAAACCGAAGAAATTTGCGGCATTGCAGGCTGTAAAAATGAGCTGGAAGTGCTAGAAAAAGCACAAGAACTTTACGATTTTGACATACCTTTTGTGATTGATAACCACTCTGGGGCGAGTAAAACAAACCTAATCTCACAACAAAAACAAAAATATGGGGACTAAAAATGCCTACTTTCAAACAAGAAATGAAGCTTATTTCTTTTCCTCGCGATACTTGGCTCATCAAACAAGGCCTTCATTCAACCTATATTTATTATGTTTCACGCACAAAAACAGGTAAATATGAGGGTCTTTTGGAAGGTGAATCTTACAAAGATGGTGTCCCTTTTGGTTATGTTAGGGGCTTTGAAGACCCACTGGATTTACTAAAAAAGATGCAGGAAAGTCATGACGGCGACATTGTAAAAATAGTTTTAGGAGACGAATAATGGCTACTTTCAAATCAAAAATGAAGCATCTCGATCCTGAATGGGCAGATAAAATCTGGATAAAGGCTCACGAGAATGCAGTTGCTAATCCACAGAAAAGCCCAGAATTAATAGCATGCATAGCTGCATTAGCTCTTACTGGAGCACGTCCTGCTTCTTTGGAACGTGGCATTGTCTTTTCCTTAAACAGGTCTGATAAGAACAATGTTTTTATCGAGGCAAAGATACCAGGTGCAAAGCTTGTCTATGAGGATGAAGAAAAAACGATCCTCAAAAGAGGGCAAGAAGAGGTAAGCATTCGATGGTCCCTTAGCAATCCTGAGCTACCACCACGCAAGCAAGAACTGGCATATATTGCAGAGATGCTGAAACTAAACGGACGCCCGGTAAAAATTAAAATGGGGGTCGATGCAATTGCAAAAAGGGTTGCATCACTTTCAAAACAGATTTGGCCAAGGAAGGTCTACCACGTATCACCTATCTGCTATAGGGAGCTTTTCTCAGCAAATGGCAAGGCTGCAGGAATTGACCCAGTGGAGCTAGCAGCGGCAATGGGACACCTATCAACAGAATCACAAGGCCGCTATGCATCACCACGAAAGAGGACATCTGGTGCTGTAGCTCCTCCAAAGGTCAACCGAATTTTCACCTCAGCAAAAGCATCTGGGGAGGTAAAAACTCATAGGACAGAATCCGAGCGGTTTCCAAAGGTCCAAAGCCTTGCAAAGTTTAAAGCAGCAAATTCATTCAAAACAAAATTGAAATCATTAAGTCCTAAACCGCATTAATAAAAGATGCGCGCAATATAAAGCCGGGTATATCCCGGCTTTTTCTTTTGGTACTGTATTAACGTACAGTGGTCAATAGGTGCAATATACACCGTGACGTATTTCCAACGCGCAAAAATATTTATTGATGAGCTATTGCGGTTATGTTTACCGGGAGATTAATATCACTCCACTCTCTCTCACATAACCGGAGTTTCAAATCATGTCTGAATCTTTTCAAGTAATGGGCCTGCGTCCCCACAGCGGAATTTCTAAAGCAGGCAAGCCTTTCAAGTTCTATGCTTTTTCTGGACTCCTGACTGACGCAGAAGGACAAGTAAGCGTCGGTGAAGTTGTTATCTTCGAGGGTGAGAATCGCCCTATCCCAAAAGTCGAGCTGGGTAAAACCTACGACTTGTCATATACGTCTCGAGTCCGCCAAGGAAAAATCGAGGCATCAAGCCCCCAGCTTGTACTGCTCAAGTAATTAATCCTGGTGTGCTGACCGTCTCTCTCTCAAGTGCAATAACTCGGAAAAAAGCACACCAGCTTTAAACTTCTTCAGTACAAGCACCCTTTTTGTCTCGTAAAAAGAGGTGCGCCTGACGTGCTGCGGAGCGGTGCGGCGGGTGCGCCTCTTACGGAGAAATCAAAAATGGAACTTACCAATCAGGAATTAGTAGTAGCAATTGCGGTTGTTCTGCTTTTTGCTCTGGGTTGGATTGCAGGGGCACAACGATGAAGAATCTATTTTTCGCTGTCCTTCCAACACTTTCTTTAACTCTGCTTTTTGTACTTGGTATTTATTTAGCCAAGTACATTATTCACAGATTGAAGGTGGGCCAATGAGCATTGCGCAGATTGTCGGATATTGCCTTTCTGCTTTTTTCGTCGGATACGCCGCAGGTGCTACCCAACGAATAATCCGGAAATCAATAGAAGTCTTGGACTAAATTCGCAGTTTTTTTCAGGCCTTGCCGCCCTGGGATCATAAGTAGGCCTTCTCTCTCTCATGGAGTTTTTTATGCAAAACGTAAAGCAGCTGTACAAACGCGCCGCAGTCGGCGCTACTTCCCTGGTCCTGGCTGGCTCGGCTCTGGCCGATGAAGGCACGGACGCTATCTCGGCCCTCTCGGGCCAAGCAACCACCTACATCACTGCTGCCTTCGCAGTGGCGATCGTGGTTGCCGGTGGTTTCTGGGGCATCAAGATGATGAAGAAAGCTTTCTCGAAAGCTGGCTAATAGCCTTCATCCCCTCCCGGATCTTGGTCTGGGAGGGCCTCCCCTCTTCTGAGCCCTGTCATGAAAAAATTCCTCCCGCTACTACTTCTTGTCTCGAGTTTTTTCACCACAAGCGCTTACGCCCTGGGTGTTCAAACCCACTCCGGCCTCTCCAGCATCAACGCTGCTATTCGCGGCGGAAAAGGCACCGTCAATGCCGTAGGCACTGGCGCAATCGTCACCAGTAAGGGCGACGTCCTTGTCCAGCCTTCCGGCCTTGTCGTCCCTGTTACCGGCAAGGCGACCATTTCCGCTGGCAAGATCATTGGCGGCGTCATCGGCTGCATCCCTCCCCTGACTACGATCGGCGCTGGCGTCTGTGCTGCCTCTGTTGCACTGATTGCCAGTGAATTGGCTGGTACTGACTACGCCAAATGCGCCCTTGGCGATACCGGCTTTTGCAAGCAAACCCCTGCTCTCCCGGAAGGGCAGGGCGATCCAAATGCGCCCGGATGGTACGGCCAGGGAGCCGCCTGTTCCAACTTTGGCTGTACTTTGAAACAAGCATGTGAGAGCCAGATCCCTATCCAGGTCGGCCCTCTCAGCACTTACGAATATGACCGCGCTGAGATGGAAAGCGCTGAGATCTCTGCAAGCCGAGGCTACAAAGCCTCTGCTAACTGCTTTGCACACCGTATCGACTCTCCACAAGCCAAGTACGCCGGTGGACTTGTTCTCAGCCAGCAGGTTTACAAAGCCCCTGCAGGCGGTACTGCACCTGCAACGGCTGACGACATTGCTGAGGCCCTGGCACGCCGACAAGCCCAAGACGCAGAGACCTCCAAGCGCATCCTGGACGCCCAGAACAAAGACATCCAGGCGAACCCTACGTCTTATCCTAAGGTCGCCAATCCTTACACGGATGACACTCCCTATGAAGTGATTGCACCACCCGTTACTGGCCCTGCAGAAGTAGTTGAGACCAAGACCTACACGAACCCTGATGGCTCGACTTCCACCGAGACCAAAACTGAGAAAACGACCGTTAACCCGACGACTTCCGGCTCTACTCTGGGCACTTCGAAGACCGGCTTTCCTACGTCCACGACCACCACGGTAACCACCACAAACAACACGACCAACATCACCACCACTGGCCCAACGACCGTCACTAATTCGCCTAGTGTCCCTGCTGAAAAGACCGATTTCCCGGACGACTACAACCGCGAGGCTACGCAGCAGAAGATCCTCAAGACCCTCGATGGCTCGGACGTTCCTGACGGCTCCGAGATCGACAAGGACAGCGACCTGAAGAAGATTCAGGACAAGAACGACGAGATGAGCCGACTGCCTATGCAGATCACCGAGACCTCTCTTGGCATCTTCTGGTGGATGCCTGACGTCCCGTCGGCTGAGTGCGTCAATCCGCAGGTCCCGAACATGGTTGGGCAGCTCTTGGAAGTCGATATTTGCAAGCCTTTCAACTACTTCAAACTCTTCATTTCTGCCGTGATGGTCTACTTCTGCGTCGTCGCATCTGTTCGTGAAGTTCAAGCTGCCGTGAAGGCCACCTAACCATGAGCCTATTTGCAAAACTGATTTCGTCCCTCTTTGGCTTCTTCCTGGCTATCTTCGGACGCTATGTCGTAGCTGAAAAGGCTGCTCGAATGGCAGTCGTAGCGGCCTACCTGGTGATGCTGGCCGCACTCTTCGCCTCCCTTGCAACTTGCCTCCACGGCGTCTGCGGCAACGCGATTTCTCGCATCGCTGCAGGTCATGAAAACTTCGCTGTCGGCCTCGGTCTCGTCTTCAACCCGGTCGT